CCATTATTGGGTGGTAAACCCTAAGCAAGACACCTTTCGCATTAAGTTTTAGAAATTCATCGTAAAATTTATCCATCTCTTCAATAGGTAAATGACCGTAAACATCAAACTCAACCCAGACAGCTTTTTTATCTTTATGCTCTTTAATAAAGTCAAAGTATTTCCACATAAACTCTTTGGCATCAGGTAGGGCACTATCCCTTTTCATTCCTATTTTTGTGGTTGTAAACTTATTCCAACTATGCGCACCGCTATCTATCATCAAAGGGTATTTATCGTCCCACTCTATAATCTGCTTTTTTTCATTTAACATACTATATAGTTTCCAAAGACCAGCCTCTTTGACCATGCTTGTTGCGCCTCTCGTGTCGCTACCTGCTACGATTATTTTCATGAGTTAATCAGTTTATTGAATAAATCAAATTCATGCCAAATATTGTATTCCCCTTTCAAATCATTTATTACGATATAAGCTTCAGCACGCCTACCCATGTCGCTAATTTTTGAGATTGATTGGTGTGTTTTTTGCTTTTTTGCTTTTTTATTTAAAAGCTTAACCGCACTTTTCAAATTGAATGGTTTATACATTTCTTTTTTATGCAGTATTTCAGGAAAACTTCTGAAATTCGGGTAAACAACATCGCAATCAAACAAAGTCGACTCTATTAATGTCCAAGAAACATAATCTTGTAGGCTGCTATTAAATTGTATCTTTGATTTCATTAATTCGCCGTAATATTCCTCCTTAGTCAACCCGCTTTTCAATACAAATCTAGGGTTGGATTTTGCAAATGATTTCATGTCCTTAACCACTCCAACCATACTACTTCTGAAATCGCTTCCCGATGTGGTTACAACCCAATTCCAGGACTTATTTCGTGCCAGAAAATCCTTAGCCACTTCCATCATAAAATAAGGGTTTTTTTCTTTATCAAATCGACTAGTGAATACTACTTGATTTTTCTTCTTGTAATGGTCATTTATTTTTGGAGCATCCTGTAAGGCTTGCTTTCTCCCAAAAGGTAGACTCATTACGTGAATAGGGGCCTTGAAGCCTGACGCTCGCAATTGCTCTCTATGAATAGTACTGCCAACAAAGATACCTGAGTGCTTTGCGTCAATACCTAGTTCAAAGGGGCGCATCCAGGGCGCCATTGGGTATGTAAAATCGTATTCATCTACGCTTTGTGCGTGAAGCATACTATAAAGTTTGATTTCTATGTTATATAAATCTAGCATATAAAAAACAGCTTCTATTCCCGGCGTCCAAAAGTCTTGCAAAAATACCACATCATTATTTTGAACTTCTTCTTTTGCAATTGCTTTCATGAACTTTTGACATTGCGACATTGAATAAGCTCCTCGCCCATAAGCATCCAAAACTGAACCAACTTTGATTTCGCCAGCTTGTCTATCTCCTTTTAAATGTATGAATTCAACATCATAGTCTTCGAATGCGCTAGGCATCCATTGTGTGCTTAATTGGTGGGTGTACCTTTCTTTAAGTGGCTCTAAGCCAAAATACCATATCTTTCTTTTCATAATTGTGTTTTTATTACTTCAGCTCCATTTTCTCCGTCTTCTAGAACTTTGCAGTAGGTTAATTCAAATTTTAAGAGCAACATTTTAGCAATCTGCTCGCAACTCATTGACCCAAATCCCTTTCTATAAGTCTTATAAAGAAAGTCGGCTACTGAATTTTTTAGCATAATTATTTCAACGTCTCTATCATCGTGTTCAACAACTTGCTTACAAGTGATGTGAAATTCATGTCTATGTGGATACTTTAAATAGTCCACTTCCGGGATATTACAGCCAGGCCAATTGTGCAAAGCCGAAAATCTTAGTTTGATTATTATACTTGTCTTCATTGTGTTTTATTTTATTAAATTTAAAAATTCCTGTCTACAATTCATATCATCCTTAAAGGCTCCCACCATCTTGCTTGTGGTTGTCCATGTATCATGTTTTTTAACCCCTCTCATACACATACAAAGATGTTGAGCTTTCATACTTACTGCAACCCCTTGAGGATTTAATTCCTTCATTAATCTCTCGGCTATTTGTGTCGTGATGCGCTCTTGATTTTGCAACTTGTTAGCATATAAATCAACCACTCTTGCCAACTTACTTAATCCTACAATTTTATCATTGGGTATATAAGCTACATGAGCAACTCCAAAAAATGGTGCTATATGATGTTCACATAAAGAATAGAAAGGTATGTTTGTTTGTATTATCATTTCATCAGCACCTTCTGCATTAAATGATGTAAAATTAAACTCTTTAGAAGTTAAAAATTCACGCAGAAATTTAATGTATCTTTTGGGAGTTTCTTTTAACCCTTCACGCTCTGGATTGTCAAACTCTTTTAAAATATTATAAACGTTTTTTTCTAATTGTGTCATAATTTTGTTTTTGGTAAAGTTAATAAATATTTATTATTTTTAAAAAAAGTTTTTCTTTAATTTGTAATAACCAAGCAATTCCCTTTTCGGAAATATCTCTTCTTCATTCTTGTATATTTGCACTTGATTAGCATAACGAATTTTAAAGCTAATCTCTCCACCATCCCTAAACATATCTATTTCGTTAAATGGAATAGGCAAACATTGTTTTAATTCCAACACATCCACTTCACGTTTTTTTAATACTCGCTTTATACTTCTTCCAGTAGTAATGCCATAACAGCAGCCTAATACACCAAGATGAACTTTTACTTTTTGACCTGCCTTAATCTTTTTCATTAATATTTTTTTGAATTGCTGTTAACAAATCTTTGTTTTCTTTAACTCCGAATATTACATCCATAATATAATCAATGGCTAAAGTTAGTTCATTCTGTGCAGCCAGTCCTTCTTTAGCACTTTGCTCATCTACGTTGCTATTTATTATGCGTTCTAAGCGATTTAATTCACGCTCTGTTGCATTCATAAAGTTATTGTGATGTTGTTTGTAGCTGTGCTTTATTTGTCCGTCTAACTGCTCAAATGTCAACTGCTGCAGTTGCATCAAAACCAATGCCCTTGAGATAATCCGTTCCTTGCTCATAGTGTTTGTGTTTTTAAGTTTAAAATTTCTGTGTATCCTCTTTCTTCGCCTTGCTTTTTCCATCTTAAAGCCTTTTCATATTGTCGCTGATTGGCTAACATTGACTGCTTTAGTTCATCTGTGACTATTTCATACTTAGTGTACCGACCTCTTGATGTTTCACGAATCAAACCCATATCTAACAAGTCTGTAACTCTGCCAGATAACTCGTTTAAGCCTTTCTTGTTTAGCTTAATCCTAAGCTGTTCCAAAGTCTGTGATTCTATTGTTAGCAGTCTAAAAACTTTTGCTTTGTCTGTGTTAAATTTGCCACTTTCTATTCCTTGAATGAAAGCATTATTTTGTGATGTACTCATAATTTTGTTTTGTTTTTTAATTATTTAATAATATTGTTGATTGGTTTTACTGTATTCATATATTCACGAGCTACCTTTATGCACTCGTTGCGTTGTTCTATTCGCACCTGGTCAAATGCGTGTGGAATCATATGGATGCGTTGGTCATCTGATAACTCAATGAAATTATCAAACCAACTTAATTGGACGTTTGAAGATTGTGTGCAGTAGTCAATAAGACCTTTGCCAGTAAAAATGTGATTGCTTACTAACTCCACAACATCGGCAATAAACTCTTCTCTAATGTCACCACTCAAATCCGATATATTGTATTTCCAATCCATTCGCTGAATCTCATCGTCAATTAACTTTGCTGGTGTATCTACGAGAACGTGAACAAGTAAACTATCTTTTATATTCCATAAATCCATATAACAATCTAATTGTCTTAGATACATTTCATTTGGCTTACTTAAAAGATGCTTGTTAAATGATTCAAATGACCAAGCCGACTTAATGTCAATGATTACATCATCACTCTTAACATCTCGTAAACCAGTTACCCAATCATTCTGCTTTCTTTCTGTGTCCTCAGTTAATCTTAAATCTAAGATTCTGCTTGTTAAATCTCTACCTGCTTTTTCTGCTTCTATGCCTTTGGTAAAGTATTTGTTTTCAAGTTTTGACCTCCGACCAGTTCGCTTTTCAAAGACTAAATCATTTAAGTATTTCTTAGCAGTATCATTTAGCTTGTACGTTTTGCTTTCATTGTGCTTATGCTCTAATGAATGCCAGGTTTTCTTTTGATTGTCAGTTAATGGTTTGCCTTCTCCGTTTGATCGTTCACGATAAGCTGTAAGAGTTTCGCTTTGCGTAGCTGTTAATGGCTTTGGTACGTTTACAATCGTGCCAACTGAATGACTTCTAAAAATGTGTTTTTCAAACATAGTTGTTTTGTTTTGTTGGTTAATTAATAGGGGCTTTCGCCCCTTTTATTTTAGTTAAGTTTTTTGTTACCCCATTTTTCAGCCATTTTAATTGAGCTGTAAGATTTACTGTCTAAAACTTGCTCTTCTCCGTTGTAAACTTGTACGTAAAATGCTCTAAATATTGGAGTATCATAACCATTATCGGTTATAATATTCACTTTTTTGCTTCCAGTATTATTTGTTAAAGTTTTCATAATTGTTTTGTTTTGTTGTTAACGATACCCAAATCTAATACAATAATCTTAGACTACAAAATTTTGTAGCAAAATAATTAAATATTTTTTTGTTTTTCATTAATTACTTCCTGGTAATTGGTTTGCTCTTTGGCACTCATAGCACTCCAAATCATATCTAACTCCTCTGATGATTCGGCTTTGTCTATGTCCTTAATCCAGTCCTTTTTTATTTGATTCAAATTTATTTGCTTATTATCTTCTTCATCTATTGTATCATAAACATCATCGTACATAATTCGCACACACTTTTTAATCAAAGTTTTCATACACATTTCTACATACCAAGCCTTCCATATAAAGTCAGTTCTTGCCACCTTTCTGTGCTTTTCAAAATCAGCTTTGGTTAAGGTAACGACAAACTCGCCTCTTTTATTCTTAATTATACAGTATCCTCCCTTTATCTTAGAATCAGTCCTATCAAATGGGTTAACTATTTCGTGATTAGAAACCACTTTGCCAGATGATTTAGCTAAAGTAAACTCATCACCCTCATAAACTAAATCTACATCAATAATTGATTCT